GAGATCTTAAACGGGGAATAAAGATATGTCACACCCGTTTAAAAGTATATTTAGTGACTACAAACAAAAATAATTAACAGGTATGAACTTCAAAAACAAGTTGAATCAAATTCGCGTTGTTCTTGGGATGGAGGTTAAACTCGCATCTGAAACACTCGTTGATGGAACCGTTGTTGAGGCAGAGGCATTCGAACCAGGTTACCCTGTATTCGTCGTTACCGAAGAAGGTAACACCCCAGCACCAGCGGGAGAACACGAGACCGATTCCCTAAAAATCGTCGTTGACGAAGAGGGTAAGATCGTTTCAGTTGAAGAGAAATCTTCTGAAGAAGCAAGCGTTGACGTTGAGGTCGAGGCACAAGAAGAAGAGGTTGAGGTTAAGGTCGATGCTGAAGAGCACGAGGACGAACCAAAAATCGAAATGGAAGATGTTGCTGAGATCAAAGAAGCGATGCAAAAAGTCGTTATGGCAGTTGAAGAGGTCGTGTCAGAAATGGCAGAGATCAAAGAAGAGGTTAAGATGATGAAAGAAAAGTATGCTAAGTTCGCTAAAGAACCAGCAGGCGAGAAATTCAAAACTTTAACATCTGAAGAATTTTCAGTTGCAAACGCAGAAGACAAAGTTGCAGCACGTGTTGCAGCACTAAAAAACCTTAAGAAGGATAACTTCTTTACAAAACACTAAACTAAAAAAAGAATAATATTATGGGATTTTCACTTTCCGATTTATCATCATTTACCCTGGAGGACTCGGGGTTACTGATTTCCAAGGCAGTGCTTGGCGCAGACTTGGTTGATTACATTGACGTTCGCCCTGGTTACCCAGAAGCAACCGTTGCAGTAAACGTTCTTGGAGCGACAGCAGATTTCCAAAACGAAGCGTGTGGATGGACCTCAGGTGGTTCTACAAACTTCACACAAATTACAATCACAAACTCAACAAAATCTTGGAAGCAGTCACTATGTCTTGCAGATTTGAGAGATTACTGGTTGTCTACACAACTTGATTCATCTGCTTATGGCGAGAACTTGCCATTCGAAGAGCAAATCGCAAACTATATGGTTGCAGAATCAAGAAAATCAGCAGAAGGCGTTATTGGTTCTCAAATCATCACTCAGGTTACAGTTGCGAATGGAGCAAGTCAGGGAGCAACTGGCGCTTTCACTTCAAGCACCGCTTACGCAAGAGCACTTGAGATGATCGACGCGTTGCCATTGGCAGTTTCAAATCGCGAAGACCTTATGATGTTTATGTCATATGCATCTTTCCGCGCATTGATGACAAACTTGGTTGCTCTTAACCTTTACCACTACCATCCAGGCGTTTCTACAGGAACAGGTTTGGGACAGAGCGTTGTTATTCCAGGAACAAACATCACCGCAGTTCCGGTTGGTGGATTTGGAACATCACAACGCGTTATTTGCGGACCTTCGAAGCATATAGTTATGGTTTGTGGTTTGACCGAAGATACAGACAGAATCGACGCTTGGTGGTCACGTGACAACCAGGAAATGAGAATGATCGCAAAATACACTAACGGTGTTGGAGTATTGGTTGAAGAATTCTCTACAAACGATTTGGCATAATAACCAAACACCAATAATTCTAAAGGGGAGAACTTAATCTCCCCTTTAAAGAAAAACTAAAAATCAAGAAAAACAAGAAATATGAGTTGTTTAATCACACAAAGTATCCCGCTTAATTGTATCGATGCAATATCGGGTATTTCCACTTGTTATATTGGTGTTGATATTGTTGTATCGTCTACAACGCTTGATTCGGATAACCAAATTACTGGACTTACAGGAAGCGGGAATCTATATCAATATTCGTTGGCAAAGGACACAGCAAATTTTGTTGAAACCGCAAACATCTCCAATACAAATGGAACCGCATTTTATTCTCAGGCGTTTACTTTTAACTTGCAAAAGTTATCAGCAGACAAGAGAAATCAATTACTTCTGCTAAGCAGAAACAGAGATATCAAAATTATCTTCGAAGACAACAATGGACAACTATGGTTTATGGGTAAAGATCGCGGCGGAGTGACCACTTCGATGACGGCGAATTCTGGAACCGCGCCTGGCGATGCTCAAAATTACGTTGTTACAATTACCTCAGATGAAAAAGAGAGTGTATACGCACTTGACAGTTTAACATCAATAAACGGTATTACAATTACGACCGTCTAAAACACAAAAAGACGAGGTTAAGGAAAACGGGGTTAACGCCCCGTTTTTTTATTGGCAGAAAAGCACAAATCTATATTTACTATAAACATCCTTATAGATGATAACGTTAACCCCGATTACAACAAACACGTTTGTCATATATGTTGACACTATAGACAACGACGTGCAAACGTTTGGAGATTACTTTCTCCTTGGGTTTAATAATGGGTTTACAAGACAATGGACATATGTTGTCCCAAGTGTCTTAACCCGCAACACCCGTTATCTGAAACTTGAAATTACCTTAACCCCGAACGTTTCTATAGAAGATCCTTTAAACGGTTCGGTTTACCTGGCACCCGCCGGTAATTGGGACTACAAGTTATGGAATACAAGCACCGCAACACTTAACCCCGCAGCAGGAGATTTACTTGACGAGGGACAAATGGTGCTGGAAGATTTAACACCAAACGAGATTAATTACACACCTTATGTTTCAAATAACGAGACAAACTCAAGTTATGTTTATTATTCTTCTTATGGTGTTTGGAACACAACCCAAACTAAATGGGACTTTTACCAAAAATTATGGCAAGGTGCCTAAAAATTATATTTACTAAAAATAAAATACAATTATGAGTAACCCATCTCCTCAAGAATCTTGGAATTCAGATATTATGATCGAGGTTATTGCTAAAGAGTTGCAGTATGCATCTCCGAACAACGTTGAGGCAATTACCCCTGGATCACCACTTGCATCTGGAGTTACAAACTTTTCTCTTTTGTTAAGCGAGGCAGCAACGGTTGGTTTTACCCCGGTTGGAGCAACAGGATCTATATCAGTTGCATTACCAGCAGGATATCAACCGATTCGTGTTTCTGCCGTTGCATCGGTTTCTGCAGGCAGCGCCTATGCACTATACTAAAACAAGATTATGACACAACAAGAAATAAACGATTACTTTATCGCATCGCCAGATTATTTAGAAATCGATGAAAACACTTTTGTTGATCAAACGGGACCTTTTACTTTTGTAACGGGAACCGAGCAATTGTCGATGTCATATCCAGGACCACCAGAAGAATATGGTGCGGTTATAAGAAATTCTTTTCTTGCAGATGTTGCAGCACTTTCATCTTGGATAACCGCGGTTGAACAAGATGCAATAAACCCACCAGGAATTTAATAAAGAATTATGTTAAATCTAAACTTAAACCTTAATAATACACCCATATTTGGAGGAGGGGGAGCACCAGCACCCGTTTGTCCAGCGTCCTTGATTTCTACAACGGATATAATGGGTTATTATAAATTCGACGACGACTATATAAATTCCCTTGGGGAATCGTTTTTTGGAACCGCGGGTCCAAATAATATGAACCCTTTTGCATCAGGCAAATTTGGTTCAGCAGCATCTTTTAATGGTGTAAATTCTTGGTTGGCGGCATTTGGAAATTCCAACGAAATGGAACCCGTTGGAACCGGAGGTTGGACGTTATCAACTTGGGTGAGTTTAGATGATACAACAAACAACCAAAGTCTTTGGGATAAAAGAAATCCTGGATCATCTGGAATGAGGGTTCTTATAAGACCTGGTGCTATACGAGATATTCTTGTAACTTGGAATACACAAAACCAAAGTTTTAGTTTACCCGCTGGTGTATTTACAGACGATACCTGGCATCACGTTGTTGTCAGACAAAACGCTGGCACAAACACTTTCAAGGTTGTTGTTGATGATGTTTCTCTTGGAACAGCAACAAGAACATCATATACAGCATCCGGACAATTATTAAACGTTGGTCGGGATCGTGCAAACACAAGTTCTTACCTAAATGGTCGTTTAGATGAATATACCATTTGGGACAGAGAACTTACAAACGCGGAGATTACAACACTATATGAGGCAGTATGTCCATTAACAACACAAGTAACCGTTTCAGATGCAGATGCTCAAGCGTTTATTGATATTGCTAACATTTATGACACAACCCAAGCAAACGCAATTAACGATGCGGTTGTTTCTCTTAAAGCAGAAGGTTTATGGAGCAAACTTTATGCTTTTTATCCATTCGCTGGTTTATTTCCAACTCAGCAGAGATTCAACCTTAAAGATCCCCGAGATCTTGACGCAGCGTTTAGACTTGATTTCGGCGGAGCAGGCACATTCGACAGACTTGGTTATCAACCAGCAGGTGTAAATGGATCCTATGCAGATACACATTTCAGCACAAACGATTTAACGGATCTTAACGATATTTACGTTGCACATTATCAATCTTTTTATCAAGCAGGTGCGTTATCCGGAGATAATTGGGGCGATGGAGGAACTTACCGTCAGGCGTTATGGGGAGATGTTCAAAACGGCACAAACTTTTTTGGCGAAAATGGTGGAGGAACAAATTTCCTTGGAACTTTTGGTAATGAGGTTATTGGTAACTGGACATTCAATAAAGAAACAGCAGGTGATTCATATGAATGGGCAATAAACGGTAACGTGTTTTCGTCAGGAACGGCAACACTTTCAGCAGGGCAAAACGATTCCTTTTTGCTCGGTGCTTATAATAACGGTGGTGGCACACCGTTTGGAGGTTCAAACGCAAACTTTTTAACTTTTGTTATAGCAGAATCTCTAAGTTCATCCGAACAAGCAGCGATGCAAACGATTCTGGACGACTACAACTACACAAGAGGTTGGTTTGGACCAATCGATTTAGTTCAAAGCAATTTTGCTTACTTTACAACGGCAGATTACGGTATAAGAACATCTTCGAATCAGGTTTATCCTATAGATCTTGTTGCAGGTGTTGAAGGTTCGGTTGAGGTTACAGGTTCGGGAGGATCTTCATCGGTTGTTAAGTATGAAACGAATACACCAAGATGGGAATTAAACACACCAGATGCGGCAACAGAGGTTTCTTACCTTTCAACAAATTATTCGCCACCAGCATTTGCAATTGATGATCTAAGAGGTGCTTTTGCAATTGTCAGAAGAAGAACGAATGGAGAGAGTTATTCTTACTTTAATTCAAACGACGGCACGGGAAGATACCAATTCTTTAATAACCTTTCGAACCAAAACCAATATATGAGATCTTATGGTTCGGCAAACGTTCAGTTGCAATGGGCATCAGTTCCAAATACAAGTGATTATTTTATAATGAATTACGAGTATAGAGGTAATATAGCAACTTCAAATTATTTGGATATAAACAGATCGCAAGTTGATACAAACGTTTCCTCACATTCAACTACAAACCAGGGAGAATTTTTGATTGGTCGTGCAGATCTTGGCAGTTCAACAGCAACCAATAATTTCGATATAGTTGCATTTGGTTTTTGTGAAAATAATTATCTGACAGCAGCAGAATCAGATGAATTAATTCAATGGTATGTTCGCAGTTATTACTTGCCTGGACAAACTTGGTTCTAAACATTCCGCCGCTTAAGGCGTCTCTATATAAACCGAGAAACCGGGGTTAACTTTAACCCCGGTTTTCTTTTGTCATAAACATCGATTTTTATATTTAGTTAAAATAAAGATTCAAGTGGATTTAACGAACACAAGAATACAGAATACTTACGGCGGCGTTATGAACGTTGGCGCTACAGGGTTCACCGGAGATTTTCAACAAATCACCGATGGATTTGGAACCCCGATGCCAATGGAGGCGTCAACCTCGGGGATAAACTTTACCGGAAATGTATATGTTAACGGGGTAACGGGGTTAATCGGTTCATCTGGAACCTCGGGAACCTCAGGAACGTCAGGAAACGATGGTCGAGACGGTGCAGGCGCTACAGGTGCTTATGCATCTTTTTATTCAAGTGTAGATCAAGCAATTGCGGTTATCAATACACCGCAGAAGGTTACACTTAACGGCACAACTTTATCTGAACGCATCACCCAATCGGGTGGAACCATAACTATACAAGATCCTGGAATTTATCAGATGTTAACAACAATGTTAATTTCCAACCTTTCTGGTTCAGGTGAAGATGTGCGAGTATGGTTAAAATTTAATTCAGTTGATTATCCAAATTCTTCACACCACATAACACTTGCAGCAAGAAAATCTGCAAGTGTGCCCTCAGAACAAACTTTAACATTTGGGTTTGTTGGACAAAGTTTAAACGTTAACGACACGGTTGAAATATATTGGGAATCAACATCAACGGATGTATCTTTACAATATGAAACCGGGGTTGGCAAACCAGATGCAGCATCGGTTAACGTGCAACTACAAAGTGTAAATACAGCAGGACCAACGGGAGCAACGGGTGCAGCAGGAACATCAGGAACGTCAGGAACAAATTATATGACAACGGCGTCTACATCAGGCACGGTTAACCTTGTTCTTGCAGATCATAACAAGTTCTTTACCGCTACAGGTGCATCAACGTTTGTTATTCCAACGAACGCCTCGGTTGCTTTTCCAAGTGGTTCACAAATGGTGTTTACCCGAGGTGGAACTGGCGAGGTTGGCATAACGGGTGCGGTCGGGGTTACACTTAACTCGTCAAACGATTACCGTTCCTTAAAGAACCAATATTCTGGAGCGAGTATAGTTAAAACGGGCACCGATACCTGGTATATGTTCGGAGAACTTAAAGCATAATTATGTTACCGATAACGCACGGCATATGGGCATCGAATTCTTCTGGTTTTAATACATTTTACCAGGATATACTCGATTATGCAACAGGACAAGGGTATACATTACCCAGCGAGGACCAACAAGATCTACAAAATGATCTTGTAGAATCAATGGTTAACCTCGGGGTTTGGGATAACTTGGACGTCTTTTATGTTTTTGCAACCGATGCGGGTTCAGATTTTGCCAGAATCAATTGGATCGACCCAAACCGAAATTATGCACAACTTTATAACACACCAAGTTTTACCTCAAACGAGGGATATACAGGTCGTGTAGATGCAACACCAGCATATATTGATTCAGAATTTCAGGTTGGTGTAACGGGAGCGAATTTCCAAAACTCAGATGCAAGTTTATTTGTTTATGTCTTCGATGACTTACAAAATATAATATATGGCGACGTTGGTGTTGTAGCAACATCGTTTGGTATAGGAGAACAATATGCGGCAATTAACACAATGATGCCACCGCAAGGTGCACTAAATAAAAGAGCAGAATATTCTTTACTTGAGGTTGCAGCACAAATACAAACCGATGTTGCAACGTCTATAGGTTTATCACACGTCGACCGTGCATCTTCATCTGAGGTTAAATTTTTTAAAGATGGATCTTTATTGGCAACAACCGCATCGACAGAGGTTGCTATATCCCAAACCCTTTATGTCAATTTCTTAAGAGGACGGTTTGCAGCAGATTATTCGGAGAGAACGGTTTCTATAGGTGGTGCGGGTGGATCTATAGCATCTGCGGCATCAGATTTTGGCACCGCAGTAACAACATATATGACATCGATATGAATTTAGAAAACAAACGTGTAAAAGACACTTACCTCGGCATCATCAATATGGGTGAAACGGGGATGAACGCAAGTTACCAAGAAATAACGGACGGTGCTGGGGTTAACCTCGGCGTGCAAGTAAGCACCTCAGGAACTAAATTAACTAAGGCAAACGTGTTCGCAGCAAATTTGCCGGGCCCTTATGCAAGCGACGCAGATTTTTACAGTAATTATTCTGGCGGAACGGCAGGGCAACTATACTTAATAACGGTTGATGGTAAAACCGCTATAACCGTTGCCGGAAACAATTAAACAACTTAATATGATTTACAAATTCAATACAAATTTCGTTCCAGCACCAACGGTGCCAAACATCTTTAAGGTGCGAGGTAAGAAATGGATCTCGTTTGGAGACGATAACCTTTATCCTCAATATGTCACCGAGTTGTATAACAAATCGGCAATTAACCGCACGGCAATTACCAGCAAGGCGCTAAACGTTGTTGGTGAGGGTTTGGAATGTAAGGTCGAAGAATATAATTATGTTCTTAACCGTGCAAACAAATATGAATCTTGGAACGAGGTGTTTGATAAAGCAGCGCTTGATTATGAAACCTATGGCGGGTTTGCTTTACAGGTTATTTGGACAAAAGACGCAGAAAAGATTCACTCGTTTTATCACGTTCCATTTGGTGATGTAAGAGCGGGAGAAATCGACCGATCAGAAGATCGTTCTAAGTTTTATTATTACTCGTCAGATTGGAAAAACTATAAAAAGCATCAACCAATTGCATATCACACGTTCGACCCAGAAATGGCAGAAGAATTTCCAAACCAGATTCTTTACTTTTATGATTATGCACCGGGTTCTAAATATTACCCATTGCCAAGTTATTCAGGATCTTGTTCGGACATCGAAATCGATATTCAGGTTTCTACACTACACTTAAGCAACCTGGAGAACGGGTTAAACCCAAGTTTATGGATTAACTTTAAGAACGGGGTGCCAGATCCAGATATGCAACAACAACTTTACCAAGAAATGGCATCTGCTTTTAGTGGAGTTGAAAATGTCGGCAAGTTCTTC